CGGCTGGGATATTATGGACGGTATGGGAAGAAGTATTTTAAAGCAATTCTTTGACGCAGGAGCTATCCGGAATGTTGACTATGATTCTGATTTTGCAGTAGTCAGGGGCGAAAGCAAGGGAGATAGTACTTATTTCAATGTAGGAATTCAGCCTGTAGACAGTGCAGAAAAGTTATATTTTACAGTAAAGACCAGATAAGGAGGTTTAAATTATGGAAAGATACAACGATAACCCAATAGCGCTCAGCGAGGGAAAGGTTTTTGTAGACGGTGTGCAGATACTTGACGGTGTTAAGTTTGAATTGAAATTTACACCTGATGTGTATACCGGAAAGGTATTGGGAGAACGTTCCCCAAGCTCGCGCTGGATGGGATATACAATTACGGGAACTATCACAAGAAGAATATCAACTCCATGGTATAAGGAGATAGTTCAGAAATATCAGAAAGACGGAATAACGCCTGAATGCACAATACAGGGCGTAATGGACGATAAAGGCTCTGATTATTATCAGATGTACGGTTCTGATACTGTTACCGCAGTAGGCTGCGTATTTACAGGCGACATTCCTCTTATGGCTCTGGATACTGCCGGAGGAGTAAGAGAGGACGCTATTTCTTTTAATGCGAAAGATGTGATTTAAGACGTATTATACGTCTTGTTTTTATGTCCGAAAGCGATCAAGACGTAAAACTGCTCCGCAAAAAATTATTATAATATTATGGAGGTCATAAAAATGACAAAGAATTTAAGCTATTTCATGAGAGAACAGAAGGAAGAAATCGTAAACGCTCCTGCACCGGAAAGTTTCGTTGACGAAAATGGAAACCGTCTTGAACTTGAAATTAAAACAATTTCCAATGACAAGATAAGAAAAATTCAGGACAATTACCGCAAGCGTTCTATTGCTCTGGATAATTCAGGAAATCCTTATCTATCGAACGGTGAAGTAGTATTCCAGACAGAAAATGATATCAACAGAGCAATGAGACATATCGTAGCTGAAGCGTTGGTTTATCCCGATTTAAAATCTAAGGAGATAATGGACTTCTATCACTGTTATGATATCAGTGAAATGCCGCTTAAAGTATTTCACAGACCGGGAGAATACAGTCAGGTATTTAATTCCGTTATGTCAGTGCTTGGACTTATAAAAAAGGACGAAGATTCAGACGAAGTTAAAGAAGCAAAAAACTAATAACCTGCAAGGGATCGTTTGAATACTGGGCACATGTCTTATGGCAGCGCCACGGACTGCGTATGGAAGAGTTTGAGAAAATGCCTAAACGCACAAAACTCTTCTATATTGTGTCCGAATTGTGCGAGTTAAACGACCCTTGCAGGATAGATACACAAATTTTGCTTGCTATGCTTAAATGCGGGGTGAGGCTGTAATGTCATATGTAATGAATGCCGTATTTAAGGCAACAGACGGGATAAGTCCTATATTAACAAGCATAGGTCAAATCGGAGAAAAGGTTGTTGCCGGTCTTGAAGACGGTTTTCTCGGCGTAAACTCCTCTGTTGGGCAGTCGGCAAAAATGTTTTCGGAAGCCTCCGCCTCAATATCAAAGATTTCCGGCGAAATGTCGGGTATTGTATCACAGTCAGAACAGGTTTCCGCTGCAATAGACGGAGAATCCGAGACATTGAGAAAAAATGCACAGTCATTGCAGCTGAAAGCAGATGAAGCCGAACGTGCGGCAGAAGCTGACAGAAAGCATTATGAAGAACTTTTAAATCAGAGTACGGCTGAAGAAAAAGCTTCTGAATCTATGAGCCAAAGCGTAGAAATTGCACGTCAAAGGGCTGAGACCTCAGAACAAATCGCTGCCGGATTGCGTGAAGAAGCGGATGCTGCCGAACAAGCATATATTAATTTGGATAATAATGCTCAGGCGGCTGTTCAGGCGGCTCAGGCGGAAGATAAGCTTGTCGATTCGGTAAATAAGGCGGCACAATCTGAACAAAAAGCTGCTGATGCGTTGGAAAATTCTGATTCTTCCATGAATCGTACTGCTAAAACCGCAACATCGACGGCAACCTCTTTTGCGAAGCTTGAAGCCAGCACTTCGGGTAATATATCCGCTACAAGAGCTCTTGCTAAAGAATTTTCTAATGAAGCTGAAAAGTTAAGACTGGCAGCGATAGAAGCACATAAAGACGCAGATGCCAAAAGACAAGCTGCGCAAGTGGCAAAAGAGTTGCATGAAAATCTTAAATCGGAGCTTTTGACAGTACGGGAAAATACCGAAGCTTCAAAAGAAGATACAAAGGTTCTTGCCGAACGAACCGAACAAGCAAGACGTTTTGCTAAGGCTAAGGAAGAAGCGGCTAAGCGAGCTGAAAAGAAGGCACAGAATTTAGAATCTGACACTGCCGCAGCTAAAAAAAATGCCGCTGCTTTGGAAGAAGCTGCACAAGCAGACGAACAATTATATAACTCTGCAAACAAAACTGCTTCTGCTGAGCAAAAAGTAGCCGACTCTCTCAATAAATCCGAACAGGAGGCTAAGGAGTACGGTGCCGCCATGATAAAGGCGGCTGATGACAGTGAAAAACTGGGAGATAAGGGCGGTAACGCTATTTCTGAACTGGAATCCATTATTGCCGGTGCAGGAATAGTCATGGGGCTTAAAAAAATCGGTGAAGCGTTTCTTGATTGCAGTAATTCAGCAGCACAGTTTGAGGCAAGTATTGCAAAGGTTTCAACAATTGCCGATACAAGTCAGGTTTCCTTGAGTACTATAGAATCATATATTATGGCTCTTTCACGTTCAACCGGACAAGGTGCAGGCGATTTAACAGAAGCCACATATCAGGCAATTTCAGCCAGTGTCGATACTGCCTATGCCGTTAAGTTCGTTGATGAAGCCAATAAGCTTGCTGTGGGAGGATTTACTCAACAGGCAACAGCTGCGGACGTACTGACAACGGCTATAAACGCTTATGGGTTAGCCGTATCAGAAGCGACACAAGTGTCAGATATGCTGATAACAACTCAGAATCTAGGTAAGACAACCGTTGATGAACTTGCTCAGAACATGGGACGTGTTATTCCTCTTGCAGCGGCGTATAATGTTGAAATGGATAATCTTTCTACGGGTTATGCGATTCTCACAAAAAACGGTATTGCCACGGCAGAGTCAACGACATATTTAAAATCCATGCTGAATGAACTCGGTGATACAGGAAGTGCGGTTGCCGGAGTTTTACAGGAACAAACAGGACAGTCTTTTGCACAGCTTACAGAAAGCGGTTATTCACTGGGTGATGTACTGACTGTAATCGGAGACAGCGTAAACGGTGATACCACGGCATTTAATAACCTTTGGGGAAGTCAGGAAGCCGGAATCGGTGCGTTGGCTTTGTTTAATGTAGGAGCGGCAGAGTTTAACAGCACTCTGGGCAAAATGCAGGATTCAGCCGGAGCGACTGAAAAAGCGTACATGACTATGACCAATACCACGGAACACGCTCAGAAGAGAATGCAGAACGCTTTCGGCAATCTTGGTATTACAATAGGTTCGAAGCTGAATCCGGTTATTTCAGATTTGTATAACGGTGTTGCTGATGTTGTAGACGGGTTCTCGGAATTTACCGATGAACATCCGGGCGTGACAGCGGCAATTACAGGGGTAAGTGTTACTTTAGGAATAGGCACTGTAGCTTTGACCGGATATAGCGTAGCTTCTAAGGTGGCTTCGGCGGCAACTAAAACCTTTACCGCTGTTTTACAAGCGAATCCTCTGGTAAAAGGAGCTATGATTGCTGTTGGTATAGCAGGTGTAGTTGCAGGAGTAGCTTCGTTTACAAATGTAATTAAAAGCAATACTGATGCCGTTGAGGACTACAACGGAACGCTTGAACAATGCAGTACAGAAATTGACAATACCAGAACAGCTTATGAAAATGTCTGTAATATGTACGGAGCTGAATCTCAGGCAGCACAAGGTCTTGCTTCTGAACTTGAAACTCTTAATGCTCAGTATCAAAAAGGCGGGGGATTTGCCGCAGATTATGCTCAGCGATTGGAAGAAAGCAAGGAAGCCCTTACTTCGTTCACTACTGAATACAACAGCAAAATGGACAGTATCGACAAGGATTGGCAAAATGGAATGGTTGCTGTCGCCCAGCTTGAAGCATTGTCCAAGCAGTCTGAATTAACCAATGCCGACCTTGATATGATGTCTCAATATGCCGATTACCTTAATAATACATTTAATTGTAATATTGAGGTTGATTATGATACGGGTAAATTAACAGGATTTGATCCGACTAATATAAATTCACAGATGGTTAAGATAGCCATGGATAATCGCAAACAAGCAGCAAGTGAATCTGTGACTAGCGCCGATTTTACTAACAGTTATTTAGACGGTCTTAAAGAGCTTAAAGATTTTGAGACAGAGTATAAAATAGTTAAAGATGAAATAACAAAATCCATGAATGATCCCGGTCATGCCAATATGACAGGCTATACTATGTCGGAAGCTAATGAATATTTCGGTAAAAAAATCGCAGAAGCTCAAAAGGTTGTTGATGGGTATAAAAATACCGCTTTTGAAGCCTTTAGTATAATGGATAATCCCGACGGCGCTGAAGAATTTCTAAAGACTATTGAAGATACTGCAAATGCTTACAACGATTTAGGGAAATCAGCGAAGGATGCTCAGAAAGCCCTGACTCCTGAAGAAGCAATTTCAGAAGTATGGGCAGCCAAGGAAGAAGAGATCAATCAGCTTGCACAGGCTTATGACGAGGCATATACCGCTATAAGAACAGACCTTGACGGTTTGTTTGGGTTGTTTGAAGAAGCAAGCATAAATCTTGAAAATACGTTGTCTCTTGATGGTGCTATAGACAATCTTGAAAGTCAGATTGATTATTTCAACCAATATGAAGAAGCTCTAAGTCGGCTTTCTGATATGGGAGTTGACAATTCTATAATTGAACAGTTGGATCCAGAGCAGGCGGTTGCTTTTGCTCAACAACTTGGTGAAATGGATACGTCACAAGCAGCGGCTAAGATAGAAGAGTTAAACGGTTCATTTGATAAATTATCTGAAGCGAAAGATAAAGTTGCCGAAAAAATGGCGGATGTTGAAACGGAATTTTCGGAAAAACTTGATGATATTAAAAAACGACTCGGTGAAGCTGTTGATGACATGGAACTTGGCAAAGAAGCTGCTGATTCTGCAAAGCTTACAATGGACGGATACATATCCCAACTTAAATCCAGTGGTGACACTGCCGTTCAGCAAGCCCAGAGCATTGCAAGCAGAATCACAGCTGCATTAAGCGTTGACGTTTCGTCGGCAGTTTCAAATGCTGCGGCTGCTGTTCGTGGGTTTACTGCAAATGTGAATGCCTACGC